TTCTTGTATAATGAATCACCGCTTGCCATAACTCTTTAGTTTTTAGGATTGTCAAAATACACGCTCGTACCCAACTCACCAGCATACGCATCACTGATGGTCATTGCCTCAAACGTGCCGTTCTTGTCTGTTACATCTATGAGCATACCTGCTTGGATGCCACCAACCACAGCACCGCATTCCTGCCCTTGCTTGCCGTCATAGGCTGCATTTGCATCGCCAGAAAGTTCACCTCCTACCAATGCACCCAACTGAACGCGATAGTCGCTTTTTATCACGCTTTCGGCTCCTTTGAATGTGCGGATGGATGTGTTGCTTTCCTTCCTGCATCTGCCTTCCCATACGACAGACTTTCCACCTTCCGAAAAAGGTGTTGGCGCAATCATCGTATAGATGCTGCATCGGTGCGGAAATCGGATTATACCCTTGCCAAGTCTTCCCATGATGTCAGAAATTAACAATCCTTATCTTACTCTTATCCAAAAGGTCTTCGTCCCATTTGGCAAAAAGCGACCTGTACTTGCGCATCCATTCTTCAATGTTTGCCTTAGATACAGTCCATCCTCCTTCGCTATGGGAGAATCCACCATCGGAAACCTTTTCGGTTGCGCCACCGACAGGGAGGTTTGAAAGCCAATAATACATTGTCCCTTCGGCTAAATCGGCATCCCTCTCCTCCATCTCAATGTATGGAGTTTCGGGGTCAATTCTGCGCTTTGCACACACATACCCAAGGGCTTCCTCCGTGACTAACGGAGAAATACCCTTTAGGAACGTGCTGATGGTCATTTCACTTGCCATATAGGTCTCATTCGACTTTGGTTTACACCGTTACGGTGCTGATGAACATTTGACGGACAGCACTTGGTACACAAAGCTGTGCCATCTCACCATTCACGTTGACTGAATGAGTGCGTGGAACACCCTCTTGCTCAATCAACAGGCGGTTGCCCATTGCATAAGCGATGTCGGATGCCTCATAACCCATAGAGAGAGGCTGAACACCCTGAATGCCACCAATCTTGCCAGTTGGAATGAAGGAAATGTTCTCCTTCTTGAAGTTCTCAACCTGCGTGGTAACGAGGTCTGGAGCATTGGAGCCAGTAGTGTCAGGTGCGCTTACATAAGCATAAGTGTCGCGTGTCACAATCTCGTCAACCTTGATGAGCTTGCGGATGATTTCCTTCTTGCTCTCATCAGGAGTGTTCTCGCCGACAGTCTGTGCAACGGCTGCACTTGCAGCGGTAGGAACGATGTTGTAACCAATCTTCTGCAATACTGCGGTGTGAGTGAGCAGGTCATCCCAAAGGTCTTGTGCCAACTCCAAACGGAGAGGACCGTAATAGTGACCAGTGCGGCGGATGTACTTAACTCTATCCTGCATGTACTTGATTGGGTCAGAAGCTGAACCCTGATTGGCAACAGAGTGAGTTGCGTTAGTCCACCAAAGGGCAGTGTTTTTCAGCGTGTCAATGTTTGCAGCAGGAATGCCGAAACCGATGGTGATGCCCTTCAAGCCGCGAGGATTGTTGGTTGCGGTAATCTGGAACTGACCAGTCGAAACCACTTGGTGACGCTGATGGTTCAGTGCGTTGTAGAACGACTGAATCAAGCCGTCAGTGCCTTCATCAAGCAGCTTGAACATAACCTCGCGCATGTCATCGTTCAGGGCAACCTGACCGAAACGCTGTGCGAGCTGCATCTGCTCACGGACAACAACACGATTCACAGAGTAGTACAACTTCTGCGTCGGGATGTTGCCAGTGATACCTTCTGCTGTGCCAAGTGGCATCTCGAAGCCCTCACTTTCTGGGTCAACATAAGTGGGGAGTACCGTTGCTGCTGTCTTGCTGACCAGCTGTGCAAAGGTGTAGCCAATGGTGATGGGGTCAAAGTCGAAGCCATCAATGCTGACAGCGTTGTACTTTTCCTCATACTTGTCAACGAACTGCTGCCAAGAAGCACCACCAAGACCAAGTGACATGATGTCACGCAATGTTACGGGAATAGTTCTCATAATCTTCTAATCTTTTAATGGTTAATAACTTGGCTTAATCAATCACACGGATTGAAAGACCGTTCTTCTGGGTCATACCCTTAATGGCTGTGCTGATGGTTGCTGCATCTGTAACAGTGCCGCCAAGCATGTAGCCGTAGATTTCACCCTTCACGATGATGTTGCAAGTGCCGTAGTTGTAAGTGGCAGAACCACCTGCGCCGTGCTGAATCACTGGAACATCCTCTTGTGTGAAACCGATGATGTTGAGTGAATCAATGCCGGCAGGAGACTGACCTGTCACAGCAGTCTTAATCTGCGCCCAAGTGAGAACCTTGACATCACGGGCATCAGCACCGCTGGTAGTGTCCTTCACGACAGCCATGCCAGCCTGAATCAGTCCGTCAGAAGCAAAGTCGCTCATATTGGTCACATGATAACCGCCTGGCAGTTGCTCTTCGATTCTGCGCCATACCTTCTTGGAGTGACCAAGGGCAACGGTCTGCGAATCAAATGAGTTTCCAATCTGAAAATCTTGTTTCATTTTCTTCTTGTGTTTGTGTTTAACAATATGGTTATCTTTTGTGGCTTCGTACTACTTCTTGCCCCAACCTTCCTTGGCTGCCTTCTCCTTGAACTTCTTGTCAAGCCATGTTTCGGTGTTTCCGCCACCTGACCCGCCTTGTCTTGGAGGTGTGCCGCCACCTCGGCATTTGAGGTATTCAGCATCGTACTTTGCCAGCATCTCTTTCGTGAGGTCTTCAACGGATTTGTTCTCGTCAAGGGTGACTCCTTCAAGAGATTTGTCAAGAACATAGTCATCATCGGCTTTCTGCTCCTTCATGGAGGCTTTCACCTTGATAAGAAGTTCTGCCTGACGCTTTGCCTTGTCACCGTTGTCAAGTCTTTCAGTCAATGAGGCAATTTGCGCTTTGAGTGCCTTGACTTCCTCGCTCTCATCTGGTGGAGGTGGAGTCTTCAAACCCTCAATGAGTTTCTTGACTTCGGCTATCTGCTCTGCCGACATGTTCTTGAATGTGTCCTCGGTCAGCAAGTTTTTCTTTGCTTCCGTGAACTTGGTTGAGAAGTCGTGATTGTACTGCCCCTGCATCCCTTTTACAAAGTCTGCAACCTTGGTGAAATAAGCCTCGTCAGGCTCTTGTCCTTCGGCTACGGGATAAAGTTCAACACACTTCTGAATGGTTTGTGCGCTAAAATCGGTGTTTCCGACTTTCTCCTGCACGGTAGAAACGATTTTTTCGATTTCCATAATTGTTTATATTTGGTTTGTGTTGTGGCTCTAAAAAAGAGAGCCGCAATCCTCACGGACTACAGCTCTCGGCTTAACTTTTAACTTCTAACCATTATGGCATTTCAAAAAGAATTTATCCTCTACATGATGCCTTCGATGCTTGCCAACAGGTACGTTCCGCATCTTCTGCAACAGTACCTCATCCTCACATGACCAACCAATTCTTCCAAATCGGACAGTTTCTGTCTGCATCGTGGGCAAACAAGAAACTTTGTGCTCTTTCTTGACTGGTCTGGGTCTTCAACTACACTGATTTTCAATGATGGCATGACACATCTTTTATAATTTATTGGCAAATATATGCTTTCACTCTCCGAATATTTGCCAAAATGGTAAAAAATTACTATTTCAACAAAAAAACATAAAAAAAACATCTACTTTTGTCACAAAACAAGGAATAAATGCCAAAAGAGCCTCATGTGGACACCGCGAGTGTCGCATCGAGGCTCTTCTTTTATGCACACGCAAAATGCAAGACCTTACCCAACAGCAGATTGACTACCTGATGTCTCACAAGGAAGAAGTGAGACAAGCCTTCAAGGATGCAAAAATCAGCCTTGAAGATGAAGCCAATGTGCAGTTGATGCGCGAGGAACTTGAAAAAAAGCCAAACGACAGGCTAATCATCGCACAGGCTGGAGGACAGAACAATATGCTCATGTCGGAAGCGGACATCACGATTGGCGGTGGCTCGCGCGGAGGAAGTAAAAGTTTCTCATTGCTGATGTCAGCACTCTACAACGTGACCGACCCGAACTTTCGTGCCATCATTCTCCGTAAGGAACTGGATGACCTTTCGGATATTGCCGACACATCCACGCAACTGTTCCAGGACTTCGGAACATACAACCGCTCCAAGAACGACATGACGTGGAACTTCTATTCAGGAGGGTGGCTGAAATTCTCCTACCATAACGATGATTACCAAAGTTTCCACGACCGATTTCAGGGAAAGCAGTATGCCTACATCGGCATTGACGAGATAACACAAATGACCTTCCCGAAGTTCAAGTATCTCATCACCACCAACCGTAATGCCTTCCACTATCGCAATCATGTATTCGGTACTTGTAACCCCGACCCCGACTCTTGGGTGGCTCGTTTCATATCTTGGTGGATAGGAGAAGATGGTTTCCCAATCCGTGAGCGTGACAGCAAAATCAGATATTGCTTCATGCCATCTGACTATGTGGAGGATGTGGTATGGGGAGACAGCAAGGAAGAGGTGTTTGAGAAGTGCAGGGAAACCATCATGCGCCACTGGAAGCCGCAATTTGAAAGATATGGCTCGCCACAAGACTTGTTCGTGAAGTCGGTGTGCTTCACGGAGGCAAGACTGGAGGATAACGTCATGCTGATGTCCTCCGACCCTGCCTATCTCGCAAACCTTGTCAATCAGTCAGAGGAAGCAAGAGCAAGAGACCTTGACGGAAACTGGAAGTTCAAGTCTGCCGGTGATGACATGATTAAGCTGTCTGACATTGAACGGTTCTACAACAACCCAGACCAACGGAATTTCAGCGGAGCAGGAGAGTATCGCACGGAATCCCAACAAAGATATGTCACTTGTGACGTGGCATTTGAAGGTGGCGACCAATGCGTTTTCATGTTGTGGATAGGAAATCACATCGAAGATATATACACCTCGCAAAAGGATGCGAGAAAAACCGTTGAGATTGCACAAGCACTCCTTGAACGATGGGGTGTCCGTCAGGAGAACTTTACTTATGACCTGTTGGGAATCGGACACATCTTCAAAGGCTATTTTCCAAGAGCCATTCCTTTCAACGCAAAAGAGGCTGTTGAACAAAAGTACAAGGGAATGTACTACAACCTCAACGCACAAGCAGCCTATATGTTTGCCGACCACATCAAGGATGGCACTTACTCCATCAATTCCGATTTGCTCGAAAGGAGATTCACGGGCAAGAACTACAAGAACATGCTCCTGCGTGAAATACTCAATCAGGAAAGACGTTGCATCCGATTCCGTGACGATGATCCAAGCCGACTGATTGACAAGTCAGTTGGAATGAAAAGGCTGATTGGGCGTTCTCCCGACTTCATAGACACCATGAAGATGAGGGAGATTTTCAACATCAAGCACATTCACCACAAGCCGAAGAATCTTGGTTTGGTGACCGGAGCATCCGAAAAGGTAATGAAAAGCAGAGGTGTATTCCCTCAATCATACAACAGAAGAAGAATGTTTAACACAGGGTTTAGGTGGTGACGTGGGAAAAACCCATAACCCATTCGACCCATAAAACCCAAACAATATGCAAGTTAAAGAACTATTAGTTAAAAAGCCGTTTTACCGTTTGCAGAACAGCGGACTTGTAGCAACACAAGCAGTCCCTGTCTCAACGATGAAGTACATGGAGAAGCAGCAGGTGGGCATGCCGATGACACAAACTGACTTCCTTGAAGAGTATTATCCATCATCGCACAAAATCAATAACGAAATCTTCTTCCCAGAGGCATATTCCTATGGAGAGGTCATTACGGAAACGGGAGAGAAGATGGAAACGATGTACCGTGAAGAAACATTCCGTGTCTCCGTGCCATTGCAGAACGTCATTTCCGTTCAGCATCTCGTTCACCTCTACGGAAACGATGTTCACCACGAACTGACGGACAGCAAAGTGTCTGACGAACTCAATCAGCAGTTCTTCGACTTTCAGCAAGGCTGGCTGGCAAAGAACATGGACATAACGCTCTATGAGGCTGGGCGTTCAGAGGAAATCACGGGTGACAAGGCGATTGTGTTCTACATGTACAAAGGGAAACTCCACACCAAAGTCCTCTCATTCCTCAATGGTGACACGCTCTATCCGCATTACAGCATGGAGACGGGAGAAATGAATCTCTTTGCCCGAAAGTTCTCTTCCTATGACGAGAACAACAACGAAATCATCTCTTGGGTGGAAGTGTGGGATGACACCTATTTCTATCGTTACCGCCAAAAGAAAGTGGGTTTTGAGGGAGTGGTGAACAACGTGAAGGATTTTCTCGGTTTGGATGGCTACACGCTTGCAGAACCACCGACACGTCACGGATTCCCTAAATGTCCTGTCAAGTACAAGCGTTCTAACCAGAACGGACCAGGATGGAACAACGTGCAGTATCTCATTGACGAAATCGAGGTGGCTTTGTCCTATTGGGCAAAGTCTTGCGCATCCACCGCCAACGATGCCTACATCATGAAGGGTGATGATGTGGAAATCAAGGGTGATGTGCTTGGGCGCGTCCGTGCATTCACGATGGGTAAGGATGATGATGTCAAGTTGCTTGAAAAGCAGAGTGGGGGAGAGTATTTCCGCGCATACGTTGAAAGGCTGTATAAGGAATTGTTCAGAGGCTCATTCACTGTTGAACCGCCAGAACTCACATCGGGTGACAAGCCTTCTGCCGCCATCAAACTCGTCTATGCGCCATCTCTTGACCTTGCCATCCTGCAAGCAAAGGAGGAACAGGATTTCATCAAGGGATGCCGTGAACTCTTCTGCTTCGGATATGGAATGGAGCAGGGGAAACTGACAGAGTATATCAAGCTCAACGAGCAGATTATCTCCTACATCATTCCGTTCATTCATGAGAACACAGCCGAACTGGTGCAGAACCTTGTTTCTCTCAAAGGTGCAGGACTGATGTCAACGGAAACCGGCTGTGAACACAATCCTTACACAACGAATGCAGAAGCGGACAAGGTGTTCAAGGAGCAGAAACAGCAGCAAGCGGCAGACAGACTCTATCAATTAAGAAAAGGTGCAAATTTAACATAAGTCAAAATGCTCATTATTTTATTACGTTTCATTAGAAATTTTGTTTTTTGAGACAGAAAAGGGGGAATCGCTTGCGAAAGTCGTTCCCCCTTCATTTTTAGACCTCCAGTCTGTGACAATTTGTCACGGACTCGTTGCTGTATGTACCCTTCATTTTCATTCTTCAAAGTCCATCTGCCTTATCCTCTCTTGGCAAATGTGTATAATCTTTTCGTAGTCCATTCTCCGTGTATCGGTTTCCTTATGCCTCAACACCCTTTTCACGATGTCGGCATCCCACGGATTCAACTCATAATCAATCCATATTGACCAAGGCTGAATGATATGCTTTGAATAGTCACTTGCACCCACATTCTCACTTCTCACATCATTCGGTATGATGCCAAGCCTATCCAACTTGTCATAAAGCCAAGTGGGAATTTCTGTCATTGATATATTTGCCATATTACCATAGTGTTAGTTGTCGTTGTTCGTTTTTCACTCTTTCAACCGATTTCTTCCAATAGGTTTCATCTTTTTCAAAGCATATAAAATGCCTTTTTTCTTTTATACACGCTATTGCAGTTGTGCCACTTCCAGAACAGTTGTCCAAAACTACCCCCCCCGAATCGGTGTATGTCAGTACGAGATAGCGTAACAGGTCAACGGGCTTCTGGGTGGGATGAAATACCTTGGTGAAGTCGTACTCTTTGTCGATGTCGATGATTGACTTCGGATGTTTCATGCCCGACAAGTCCGTAGAGTTGAAGATAAAGTCGCCATAGCAACCTTGCCTCACCTTTTCCTCTTTCGTGGCATTGTTTCGTGTCTTGACATGATTTACTGCGCCCGGTGTCTTCTGCGGATTGTACGTGCATTGTTCACGATAGAAAACGCAGATGTCTTCGTGACAGCGCAACGGCTGATTGCCAGCGTTCAGAAATCCAGTGACTCGGTTTCCCTTCTTCCATATCAGATTGTATCGCCACCATTCCTCTTTGCTCATCATCATCTTTGCCGTGAACATGCCCTGAGCGAACAATACGATTGCTGCAGTAGGCTTGCAAATGCGCTCGTATTGTTCCCACAACTTATCGAAGGGAATCACCTCGTCCCATGAAGATGCTCGGTTATTCTTGTTAAGCACGCCATACGGCAAATCGCATATCACCGCGTCCACCATTCCGTCAGGAATCATCTTCATCCCATCCAGACAATCGCAGTTGTAGATGTTGTCAAGTTCAATCATAAGTCAAATAATGTTGGTACTTTCCGTTCTACTACGACAATCGTATCGTTGTGCCAACCGCCATGAGCAACCATGAGGATTTCGACGATTTCAAAGCCGTACTTTTGTCCGATGCCTCCAGAGTTCCACGAGCAAGTGATGCAAATGCCGTTAGGTTTGACTATTCGGCTGATTTCTCGCTTTTGGTCGCTCCAGTATGCCGCTTGTGTCGTTTCCATGTTGACCGTCTGCCCAAATTCTTTGTAACACTCAGCCACTTGTCGCGGGCTATATGGCGGGTCGTAGAGCATGGTGTCGGCACTTGCATCATCCAACATCTTCAGAAAGTCGGTTGCATCCATGTGGTACGTCGTATCGTAGGCTGGGTTTAGGTCGTTGGTAATCGTCGCAATCTTGTTTTGATTTGCGAACGGGTCAACAATCACACCCCTTGCGTACTTCGTAATCAGCTGGCGAATCGGCTCCACATCGAAGGTGTTGCTGTTAGGCATTGCCCATTGTCTCGTTATCTTCATATAATTCGTTCAATTCGTGTAATTCGTTGTTCAAAATAGTGTTATGTGGTTAGTCGGAATTTCCGACACACCTTTTATAAATTTCGGAATTTCCGAATTTTCATCGTAAGGGCGCACCCGTTATCGTAATTACCTCACATACACCATCGTAATTACGTTAGCGAGTGCATCGTAATTACCTTACTGACGATGCCGAAAATCATATACCTTAATCATCGAACCAAACTGCGCCCTTGTCTCACTTTCGGAATCATCATACTCCCACACAAACACCCTCGACAAGTCCTCCGCATCAATACGGACATTGCTCTCATGCCGGACATGAACATTAGCAACTGCCCAGCCGTTCAACGTGAGTCTGCCACTGCACTTGCCCAACAACACCCAGACACCACTCTTGTCATCCACCACATTCACCTCTTCATCCAAATAGATGTTATGCCTATGCAATGCCTCCTTCATCTGCTTGCTTGAAAAATACTTCCTCGCAAACTCCAATGACGGATAATCCTTCTCCGTGCAGAAGTCTATCCCTGCAATGTACTTCTCCAGCAAAGTGTCAATGTCAGTGTCATCAGCCCACTTGCCGTACCACTCATCACACAAACCCATTCCTCGCGCCATCTCTCTTAAAGTCACGCTCAATTCTTTTTCTTCCATGTCACATATTATTATTTAAGTCATTATATATCCAAACCACATAGCACATGCAGTTCAAATGGAAAGGTGGCATATCCTCTCCTATGTAGAAGAACTGCTCTGCCCTGCTGTCACAAATGTCGCAAGGGTACGAACTCCCTCTCTTCGGAATGAAACCCACCGCACCGTTATCCTTCGCATCCAGCCAGTCATTGTACATCCAACCCTCACCGACCGCAAACCTCGTCATTCGCTGCAAGTCAACCAAAGAACTCACGGGAACACCCCTGCCGTAATGCCGTTCCTCAAAAAATGCGGGATTCTCAATGCCATAATCATTCATCCTGCCCATCAAGGCATAGTCACCTTCCTTCAACTTCCTCCGCATCTCAATCAAGAGGGGATTCTGCCAAGGCGTGACCATGCTTGACTTGATGGCAGACACTATCTCATTCCTCACTTTATTCAATAAGGTGCCAGCAACATAAACAGCAGCCACTTCCTCCATCAGCGTGCCAACTCGCCTTCTCACCCTGCCTTCAAGAGTCTCGCCCTTCCACTCCCTTAATACATAAGGTATAATGGCATCCCTCCTGTCCGTATGCTCGTCAACAGCCAATGTCTCGCAATCATCAAGCAACATGGCAACCAAATCCTCCACCAAGGCATCAATCTCCACCTCACCTGCACCGTGCATGTAAAGGTCTATGAGCCTTTCGGCAAAAGCACCTAGCAAGTCAAGCACAGCCTTCTCCATGCTCAACTCATCCTCAATCCTTTGGCGAAGATATGCCTTTGCCGCCTCCAGTTGCTCCAAGGTGTACTTATGATTCGCCATCTTCCGACTTGTTTAATTCGTCAGCAATCTCTTCCATCATCACCACCTCATCCAATGCCCCCTTGTCTGACTTCTCATCAACCTCAACCTTCTCTTTTGCCACTTTCTCCACCTCTTCCTCAATCAGCTTCTTCAAGCCAAGGTAGAACTCCGCTGAATGGGGATAGCTCGTTGTGGCAAACATCAGGAACAGCAGATTTTCCAATCCGTCAGTTTTATTGTCAAGCATTAGGCTGACAAGCAGATTGTACATCATCGTGCTCTCAATCCACTTGACACTCCACATGCCACTAACTGCACTCACACTCACATAGCAGACACCCTTCCTGTCCCTGCCGTTCAAGAGGACGTAATTACCGACCCTCATCCTTGTTTTCTTGAAATCCATATCGTTCACTTTTTGTTAAACATCTTTTTCTCTTCTTCGGTGGGTATCTGGTCAACACTCTCAAAAAAGCCCTTGCCGCCCCTGCCAAACACACCTTCAGACTTCCTGTGCTTCACCTCAATGCCCAACTCTTCCTTTGCCTTGGCAAACACCTCTTCATCGGTCATCTCGTCAGGAACTACCTGTATGCTGTCATCTATCTGGTCTTCGTTGGCATACTTCCTGTAAGGCAAGTTGTGATACTCCATACGCTCATTGAATGTCCTGCGCATATACTTCACCTCCTTGTACATCCGCTGCTGCAATTCCTTCTCACAGTCGCTGGCGACAATCTTCATGTCCTTCATCACTTGCAGACACGCATCCACGTCATACAAGGTCTTCTCCTTCCAAGCCTTCTTCATGCCCTCAAACCTTCCCGCTTTGTTGAGGCTCGACACATAAGATAACCCAATGTGGCAATATGCGGCGAGTGCAGTCATGCTCGACACCCAAGCCTTACCGTCTATCCATATCAGTGCGCTCTTCGGTGCTTTCTCCTTCACGTTCTTCTTCCTCAACGCATCTGCATCACGCTTGAACGAGTTGAGAGTGATGTCACCGAACACATACACCACATAGCCGCCCTTGTGGCGCACTCTCACAAAGCCTTCCTTCTCCAGAGAGTTAAAGAAGCTCATCTTGGTCTGCTGATGAACATGATTCTGCGCACACCAATCCTTGTAGCCCTCAAACAGCCTTGCCGCACTGACAGCGTTCCTCGGTGACACGTCTGCATCATTGATTCTCGGTCTATATCCCTTCTTCGCCATATACATCAGCGCACTCTCATATTCCTCACGACCCTTGCTGACCATCCTCTTCAAATACTTCTCTGGAGGCAGCTTGTAACCGTTGTTCACGAACATCTGCCGACCCTCCAATATCCAGTTGAAGATGCCAGCGTATTCCTCTGCCAACTCATTCGCCAAGTTCGGATTCCTGCGCTCTTCTGGTATCACCACCTCAAAAGGTATGGGGTATATCCGTCGCATCAGAGCATCATCAGCCACATCAAAGTAAGGTATCATGTTCGCACTCGACATCAGCAAAGGAATGTCACTCGCCTCAAAAGGCTGTCCATACAGCAATCTCGCCGTCACAGCCTCACCACTCACCAATGCCTTCAACTTCGCATCCCTACGCTTGAAATCACTCGAACTCATCTCCGTACCAAAGTTCAAACGCTTGCCGTTCACCCTCGCAACACTCGCCATACCATTTAACCCCTTGTCACACAAATTCGCTATGCTCTCCGAACTCATGTTGTCACCCAACACACCCTTGATAACCTGATACACCACACCCTTGCCGTTTGCACCTTTGCCCAACAATATCAGCAAGTGCTCTATCTTCACTTTCGCCCTGTCAACAAACGTGGCTCCCAAAAACATCTGCAACACATCCCGAACCTCCTTGTCAGGCAACACCTGATTGATGAACTGATGCCACATGAAAGTGCTCTGAGACGGATGATAGTCGTAATCAACACTCCACAACTGAACAAACTTCTTGTTGAAACGCTGAGAAAACTGCAACGTCTCCGTGTCCAACACACCATTCCTGAACACCATCAAGTTCTTGTTCACAACCAACCTCCTGCTCTTAGCCAAGGTCGTGCATCTTGCCGTCACATAATATGTCTGACCATAATCCACCTTCGGTATCTCAATGTCCTCAAACAACAAGTCAGTCAATACATTCTTCCACTCATCCCAAGATATAGGCTCGTATATCCTGCCACTGAAAAAATGCAAGCAACCATTGTAATAACCAACACTGCTGCGCTTTATCGCTGAACGCAACATGTCCTCCAACGTGCCTACCCGAACCGCCTGATGCTGTATCTTGACAACCTCCTTCAATGATATAGGGTCACCACCACACAACAAGTCCCATAACTCGTCACGCAATACCTTCGTGTTTACCATATACTTTCCCTTCCATGAATTTTTACACCGCAAAGGTACAAATCAATCACTCACCAAATCCCCATAATGGTAATTTCTACAACTTACATACAAAAAATCACCCATACTTTGCTACCAAAAACAATATAAAACATCACCAACAAAATCAAACCTCACGCGCCCCCTAACTCCCCAAAAATCAACCGAAAATGAATGAAGATAAATTGCAAAAATCACAATCTGGTGATGTTTTTGCAATAAAAAAATAAAGTATCTACATATAGAATGCTTTAGTACCTAATACGTCAGTATTATATATATGGAATCTGCACCCAATACACGAAAAAACGACACCAAACTTTTTTTAACACTCTGCAACAACCAAAAAACCAACTACTTACAACTACTATTTAACATAACCAATGACTAAAAATCTGTCACTAAACTGCAATTTTAACATTTACAACAATCTTAATTAACAAAAACATAACTATAACACGAAACTATACACGAAAACACAATCTTTTACACGAAATACAATAAAATTTACACGAAAAAATAAAAAAATAAAATAAAAAATTTTGAGGAGGAACGAAAGCATACCCTTGATTATCTGCATAGGGGGGTGGGGTGTCCTGCCATCCCCCACGCCCTCAGGACCACAGCACCCCAACGCTTGCAACTGGATGAATGGCAAAAAGTTGCATTTTATTCATATAAAGTGCAAATTTATTGCCTTTCTTCCTGATTTTCTGGCGTTTTCAAAACATTTAACACGATTTTCGCCAGCTTGCAACCCCGACAACGTGACACCCACGGCAAATAAAACCGCCTTTGTTCCTCTTTTTCTTTCGTTTCTTCGTTCTTCATTCGCTGAAGGTCGGCAATTTTCATTAAAACGTCGGCTTTGTCCTTACCTGTCAACGATTTAGCAACCAACGAAAGATTTTTAATAATATAAAACTTGTCAGTAAATTTTTTCCCCTCCTCATTCATTCTCTCCTCTTCCTCCAGTTCCTCCGCTTGTTGTGCGCTTTTTATTTCTGCCATTGCGTCAGCTTTCAGGATGTTTTTTTTATTCTTGATTCGTTGGATGAGGATTTGCGCCCCTGGATGTAATTTGAAAAAATCGTTGCACTTTGTTTGTGCTGCAGTATAGGTTTTTATGCTTGACCTTGTTCCGTGCTCGTAAATACAAAAATAAGATTCTGCCCTGTCCGCTCCTGATGCGATGAGGTGGCAAAAAATTACATCTCTTTCAGTTAGGTTATATTCCTTTGCTATTTTGATTGTATGCGCTGAAAATTCCATAACTTGTGATCTTGTTTTTGTGGATGGTTGGAAAATGTTTGTTATCTGGATGTTTTACCCCTAAAGGGGTAAATTGTAATTTTGCAAAGTAGAGATTACAAAACGATGTTTTATTATTTTTATGTGATTTTGTCGCTTTCTTTCATGTATTCATAAGTCATTGATTTATAAACTATTGGCAAAGGTATAAAAAATTCTTTTATTTTTCTTGAAAAAAAGTTGTTTTTTTACTTGGCATTGTTTGTGTATTACAGATAAAAGCCGTAACTTTGTAATGTCAAAAATAAATAATAACAACTTAAAAACATTTGAGCGTATGAAAACTTATCTTTTTATTTCTCTTTATTCTTTAGTGCTTGCCGCCTTCATTCTTGGCATCATCTGCACGATTTGCGATGGTTCATTGTTCCTGACTCTTCTCCTGCTTTTGTGCTGCGGTGTATATATTCGTGCAGGCATCATGACGATAGAAGAGAACTAACAACAAAATGCCCCCTCCATCCATCACGGGCAAAGGGGGCAAAAGTCAAAAATAAATTAAGCACTTAAAAAGCACTTAAGCGGTGCAAAGTTAGCTTTAAAATTCATCTTCACAAAATTTTATTCACTTTTTAACTTTGCAAGATTATGAAAACGACATTAAAAGGATTTAGAGAGTATTTGAACGGTTCGGCACTCGCCGCCCTGATTACTCCAGTTAAAAACCAGCTTTCCGGCTCAACCTTTGAAGACTTTGCCAATGAGTTACAAAATGTTTCCAACAGCCCATGCGGCGCGGCTGGCGGTTTTGGTGGTTTTATTTATTATTCGGAAACCGTGGCATTTTGGCGCAGAAACCGCAAAAAGATAACCCGATACATGGAAGAACTGGCGGAGAGTTTGGGAGAAAAAAACGCCCTTACAATGGTATGCGGTTTTAACTCATTTAAGGATGAGGATACAAACGACATCGCACGCGCATTGTACGGCAACTATAGCGATGACTTCACACAAATATATAATACCTTTGCGTGGTTCGCTCTTGAAGAAATCGCATACCAATTCGATAGCTATAAATACGAGTGCGAAAACGACTAACAGGGAGGGGGAATTTTCCCCCATCCCCTAACAACTAACAACAAACAATAACTTTTAATCACAGGAGGAAAAACTATGACATACGACAAATTTACAACAGCATGGGCGGAACTTGACAGAAGCGAAAAAATCAACCTTTTCAACGAGTATGCACAAGAACATGACCCAGACGATCAGCTCTTCGTTTTTGACGATGATTTTTTCAACCTCTTTTTTGAGGGCAACCCCGCCGAAGCTGTCCGCGCTTGCTTCTTCGGTAACATTCAAAATTGGGGTGATGAATGGCTGCGATTCAACGGATACGGTAATATTGTATCAATGTCCGATTATGAGGCAGAAGAGTGGGCAAACGACTACAAACAAGAAATATACGAGCATCCCGAAATATGGGGCGAGTATATCAACGATGAGGAAGAAGAAGAGGACGAAGAAAACAAATAACAGGGAGGGCGAAATATGGGTACAATTTTATTATTATTGTCTGCTTGCCTCATCGCTGGAGCATTGGCGCAAACCAGATGGGGCAAAGAGTTCACAAAAGACGTTTAACGATGCCCAGGGCGTGGAAAGCTGGAGACTTGCAACGGGGAGCGAGACCCCGACGCCCACAAAAATACATTTTAACAACCACTAAAAAAGGAAATCCCCACGCCTGAAGGATGGGGGCGAAAAATGACAAAAGAAGAAGCAAAAAAAAGGTGTTACACCATCCTCGCATGGGATAGGTACGCACAATGTCCTGAGGGCATCAGCAAAAGACAGTTTGCAGCAGTAAAGGCAGCCATGCACCGCCAATTTATGGATGCATGGATGGACACGCCAGCGGGGTTGTACAGCGATGCCCAGGTATGGGCGCAATGTTTTCACGCATTCAGGAACTAAAAAAGGAGGATACAACAATGAAAAAGACATACAAAATACTGTGCCTTTCCCAGTCAGGGAAGGAAATAAACACGGGTGTTTCCCCTATGTGGTACGGCATAACGCCCGAACAAATGCAATTTCTTTCAATGGGTATTTGTGTAGGCTTGAAAGCTCAACACAAGCGCGCACGGGTGGAAGTGTACGAAAAGCAGGAGAACAACGGGGAGACATACTTTGTGAATGTTCACACAGTGCGTTAAATGGTGTGGGGTGGTACATTCACCATCCCACACAATAAAACGCCATGCAAAAAGAATTTGACACCAAAAACAACGCGATAATATGACAGCTTTTGAACAAATTACAAACAAATGGAAAGCCACACCAAAAAAATACGGCTTTTCCGATGTCCTGACCATCCCCAACGGGGAACAGGTGGCAGGGCGTTACGTTGTTGTTCCATCTGGAAGCTGCACCCCATCACACAATGCCCTGGAGGGTTTCACGATGTCGGCAGGATTCCCGATGGATGAGAACGGAAACAGCGTGAACGATCGTGACTATATGATGGACGCAGACGCGCAAGAGATAACGCGAACCATCGCACGGAATTATGATGCAAGGGCGGTGCAAAATGCCGTTATCGTTTCCCCTGATGGCGTGGTACTGTCCGGAAATGGTCGTACAATGGCGGGAGAACTGGCAGCGCATTACGGAACGGATGGGGCATATATCGCATATCTGCGTGACCATGTGGCAAAGTATGGCTTAACGGAAGAAGACGTTACAATTTTGGAGCATCCGCGCATATTGTTTGAGCTTTCGGAGGCTATGCCTTACAATGCCGCCACGTTTGCAAAATTCAACCAGCAGGAGGGAAAGACGATGAGCAAAACGGAAATGGCTGTAAAGTTGGGAAAATTGGTGGATGCCGAAACATTCGGGCGCATCATCGCAACAATAAACGCATTTGACACGTTAGGCGACTTCTATGCAAATACAGAAGCCTCAACACGATGCCTGAACGACTTGAGGGCTGTGGGTGTTATTGACTCCATGAGTTATGCACAAATGTTTGATGGTGACACCATATCTGCCAATGGTAGGGAACTGTTGGAAAATGTGCTTATCGGAAAAGCCTTTGCAGGGAATCCAGATGCAGCCCGACAAATAACCACTTTTAAGAGTTTGCGAAAATCCGTGACTTTCGCGCTGGCAGAAGTTGCAAACAATCTGACACTATCGGAAGACTACACCCTGACAAATGACCTCACGAAAGCCGTACAACTGGCGTACAACGCACGAAAGTCAGGCTACAAGGCTGGGGAAAGGGTGTCAATTTTCGCACGTCAGACATCGCTTTTCGGGGAAAGCTCGCACAATGACTACACGGACACACAGACCACCATCGCAGACCTTCTGAACGATGAGCGTGTGACAATGTTAAAAAAGTACCTGACCATCTACAACCAGAATGCGCAAAGTGCCTCAAATGGTCAGACGGATATGTTTTGCGCAACTGGAGTGAAGACAAAGGAAGACATTTTGCAGGATGTTAAAACCCTTTTCGCAACAGGCACGGCAAAGGAACAGGAGAACGCCGTGAATGGCGCAACCGAACAAAGGACAAGTAACAACATATTCCTGACGGATGAACAGCTTACCACGCTGGCAAAGGGCGGTTTTTGCGAATATGTTTTGCCGAATGGGGAAGCAATCGTTTGCCAAATATCGGACATCGCCAACACGATAATTTACCTTATCGCAAAAGGCGGCACTAAATTTTGGGCGAATGCTCACTCATGCGCCCCTTCTGCATCGCACAACGCCACACTGCCCGAATGGTTGAAAAGTGGGCAACTCATAACGGATGGTGAGCTTATCCAGCGCATCGCATCCGTGAACGGCAACACCATAAATCTTGACTGGATAAATGGGGGCTATTTCGACATTGACCTTGCAACAGTCCTGACGAAATGGCAACCGGCAGCATAAAAATAATTATCAATCAAATAAATGGAGGAAACAATATGGAAAAGCAGATTAACAAAGAGTATCGAAACAGGCTGACCGAGCTGAACGAAAAACTCATGGAGGAAGAATTTACCCTTGACCGGCTCAACAACGCTGTGAGTGCTGCACGTCACTATCTGGCGGCAGAACCTGACAATGACGAAAGAGTGCTTAATTTGCACGGTGCTATCTCCAACAGGAATGCACAATACAAGAAAGTGCAATCTATCAGGGAAGAGTTTGAAAATATGGTAAATAATGTTTTTGCAAATATGGAGGGCTAAAATATGTTAGGTTTAATTCTCTGGGCAATTCTCATTCTCATCATCGCAGCTTGCATTTTTCCGTGGTGGTTTCTGCCGCTGTGCATCATCGGGACACTTATCAGTTTATTCACATTCAAATAATCAGGAGGAAACAATATGCCAAAAATGACAAAAGACAAAACCGAAAACTTTTCCCTTCGACTTGACAACGATCTATACGCCTACATCGAAGCCAACAAAGGGAACATGAACAGAAGCCAGTACATTAACCATCTATTAAGAAAGGTGACGGGATTATGACACTACATGAAGCATTTGCAAAAAAGTACCCAACAACGGCAAAACGCATCCTCTCTATATGGGAGGATGCCACAGGGGAGAAAGCCACGTTTGAGGGCATCACAAAGCCCAATCTGGCAGCCTTCACGGATGAGCTATGCACACAAGTTGCACCATCATCCGCAAAAACCTATTCGGCACAGTTCAAAGCCGTTTTGAATCTGTATGCGGATGACCTGCCCAAAGGGTGGGAAAAAGCCCTGACAGTCAAGAAAGACATATCGGAACAAGTGTATTTGACTGATGAAGAAGTGC